CCTTTCGACATAGCGCTCATGCTGCTTTCTCAGCCTCTCCAAAATCCGCTCTTTGACGGTCATGCCTACTCCTCCATCGGCAACGGCGCTTGATCGTCGTCGGTCGTGCCGGTCGTAATCTGGTTCTGCACCACTTCGAACTCGTCATTCGCCTGCTTGAACTGCATCCGCGCCACCTTGAGCGCCTTGGCCGCACGAAGCACTTCATCCTTGAAGGCGTTCCGCTGAGACCATAGCGGCTCACGCATGGATTCGAGCTTCTCAATTTCCGCTTCTGTCAGTTGCCGCATTTATTCCTCCCATTGATTGCGATACACTTCTTGCACGTTGCCTCGCCGTCGTGTTCGTTCGTCAGAATCCACCAGTTGTAGCCAGTCCTCGTGCCGCACAAGGTTTCATTCAAACCGTTCCAGTAATGCACGGGGCCATACAGGGTATCGTCCTTGCGGCACCGTTGGACGGTGTACATGGGTTTCACTTGCCGCCCTCCCTAATCGTAGCCGCTAAAAATCCGATAGCCCTTCCGTCCCGCACCATCGCCGTTGTAAACCTCAGCACCCTGTACCCAAGCATGGCGGCGATGGAATACTTCTCACAGTCCGCCTCGTATCCCTTGCCCCGAACGTGCCGACCGCCCGACCACGTCCCCCCCCTCCACCTCGGCGAGCACCATCCGCTCCGGCCATGCGAAATCGGCACGGAATCGGCGCGGCTTGGCAAAGTAGAATTCCCGCACCGGAGCCGGTAGGCCGGTGGCCTTGATGTGGAGGGCGAGTTGCTCCTCGGGGGCGGATTTCATTCCACCCCATCCCATGCGGCCCAGGCCGCGGACTCAGAATCGAGTGCTTGTCCTGAGGCATAACAATGAGGATTAGTGCAGGACACCCACCAAAACGCACCGCGATCATCCTCCCCACTCTGCACCTTCGGGGCCGAGCCACATATCTGGCACTTCCGAGGTGCCTGAAGGCGCCGGATCTCGGCGATCATTTCAAGCACTTCCTCTGGCGAAGGGGGCAATAGTGGTTCGTCGTCACGTCGTGTCATGCGGCGTTCCATAGCGTCGATGTCGATCATTTCGCCCTCCCGAACTCAATCACCCATACCCACGGATTCGACGCCCACGGGTGGCGCTTGGCGTTGATGGAATCCCAGAGGCGCGAGAATGGGCCGCGAGCATTGACGCCGTACTCAGTTTCGTCGGCGTTACATCCTCCGTGCACGCCCACCCCCTCAGCCCTCGCATCCTCCTCGCTGATGTCCTGCAACCGCTCCACGCGGATGTCGGTGATTTCTAGGGTGATTCGGCTGGCCCATCGGGGCATGTAAATGGAGGGGCGCCATGGCTCCCCGTCCATTGTTGGGTCCGTGGCCCTGTAAGCGATGCATTCGCCCTGAGTGCCGTTCCACGTCTCCCGCACCCAGAGGCGGTCCCCGATGGTGCCGTAGGGGCACTTATAGCCATATATTGGAACACAGTTTGGTTTATCGTATTTAGCGCAAAATCCCCATTCGGATGGTACGTGAGTTGGCCCCAATACGGGCATTCTCCGAAACTCAAACTCTAAATCACGGTATGACTCTTTGAGGATCGACAAATCGGGCTGCGGCTTAATCACCCTCCGCGTCATCGTTTTCGTCCCGTCGAGGATTGCCCGCACCATCGGGGCGCTGAATAAAATCGGTCGTTCTTTCATCTTCCCCTCCGCGCCTCATCCGCGATCCACAGCACGGCGAATAGGACAATCAGTGCCCAAGGCGTAGCTGCGGCGATTGTGCCGATCATTCGTCGTCCTCCCCCATTTCACCGGAGTGGTGCACCCGGTTGTGCTCGTCGAGCTGGGCCTGCGTCCGGAACCGCGCGCGGCAGGGGGTGCAGGTGAACGGGAGCTCGATCCCGCGGAGGTCGGCGATGCGATTGCCGGAGGTGACCGGCTTCCGGAGCCCGGTTTTTGCTGGTGACGGGGCCGCCGCCGGTGCCTTTTTCGCCTCGTAGCGGGCCCGGGCCTTGGCGGCGATGCACGCCTTGCATTGGCCGGCGACTCCGAGGGTGCACTCGGGCATGCGCGGGAACTCGGCGAGTGGCTTGGTTTTGCCGCAGACATTGCAGACCTTCGTCAGGTGCTGGTCCAGTTCGTCGATGATGGGAGTCGCGGACGCCCTGGGCGCCTTGGGTTTCCTGGCCGCCAGGTTGCGGACCGACTTCCGAGCCCGGGCCGCCCGCCGCGTCCTGGTGGCGATCGGTGCCGCTGGAACAGCGGGCTCGGGGGTGGGAGCGTCCCTGTCCTCCTGAGGAGGCGACTCGTCCAAGAGGGGCTTCAGGTTGATCAGCGCCTGGCCGATCCGGCACCGCCGGCAGTGCTGGTCCTGGAGGATTCGGATCGCATCCATGATCGTTTGCGTGGCGTTCATTTCGCCTTCCTCTTTTTCGTGGTTTTGGCTTTCGCGTGTTTTGCCTGGACGGCCGCTCCGATCTTGATCGTATCCTCGACGTGCTGGACGTCCACGCTGAACATGTCCGCGGCCTTGAGGAGAGGATCGGGACGGTCGTCATACCTCTCGTGATATCCGACCATGGTGAGAGGCAGTAGCGCGATCTCCATGGCCAGGCTGCGTAATTCGACAATCGTCGGTATCCCCTTGACCCAATTTGCCGCGATTGTGCGCCATCTGGGATAGTCGTTATCCTCGCCAGGCTTCAAGTCGTGGCGCCGGCAGAGGATGCGGGCGGAGTCGTTGCTCATCAGATCGACAACAGCTGACAGGATGAACGCCCACTCCTCCCGGGAGCAGTAGTCGGTCCGTATCGTGGCCAGGATTGCGTCCATGACCCCGGTCCGGATCTTGATCTCGAGCTCCCGCCGCGCCTGCTCCTTCTTCTCTTTGGCGATCTCCTCCGGATCCCGCTGCTGCCTGGTGGAGCTGTTGCCGTGGTGCTTTTTGCAGGCAGGATCCGCGCACACCTGCAGGATCCGGCCGATGTCGTGGGTCCCATCCACCACCAGGGCCTGCCGGGTGAATGAGCAGCGGTCCTTCTTTTTCTCCACCGGCTTCCAGGACGTCCGGTAGATTGGATCGTCCTTTTTAGCCTTCTGGTTATACGGCCGACTCCAGGTGGTGGAGACCATGAGGAGGTCCTCGCCGGCGGCGCGCGCATTTCTCTGAGTCACCTTGATGTGCGCCTGGATCTTCGCCTGAAAGCAGGTGGGATCGGTGCAGGTGTCCGCCTTGTGGATGTCGGCGAACAGGGCGGGGGCGTAGCCGGAGCGCTTCGGGCAGGCGACACAGGACCCGGCCGCGGGGAGGAGTGTCTCGTCGTCCTTCTTGAACGGTGCGGAGTGGAGGTCCAGGTAGATGTTGCTCTGGATCCAGGCCGCCAGCTGCCGCACCCCGACCAGGACGCGCTCGTTCCCGTAGCGATCGTAGGCCCGCTCGAGGGCTTCCTCCTGGTCCTTGGGCTGGAGCCGGGAGATCAGGAGGGCGTGGCCGGCGTGGATGCGGTCGGCCAGGAACGCCTCCTGGGCGATCGGGATCAGCTTCAGCAGCTGCAGCCGCTGGTAGACGTAGCTCTCGGATTTCGACACCCGGGCGGCAACCGCGGCGACGTCGTACCCAGGCCGCTGCAGCAGCGCCTGGAACCCAGCCGCCTCGTCCATGGGGTGGACGTCCTCGCGGGTCAGGTTCTCCAAAATGGCCAGCTCGAGCGCCTCGTCGTCGGAGAGCTCCAGCACGCGGACCGGGACGGATTCGAGCATGGCAGCCTGGGCGGCCCGGAAGCGCCGCGCCCCGGCGATAATCTCATAATAGCCGTATCCCTCCCGCTCCGGACAGTCCGCGAGGCTGACGGCGCGCACCAGGAGGGGGACGAGGACGCCGTGGCGCTCGACGCTGGCGGTCAGCTCTTCCATCCCAGCGTCCGAGAACCGCCGGCGGGGGTTGTAGGGCGCCTCCATCAGGCTCAGGAGGTTGACTTGGAGTATCTCAGTTTGCATCCTGCTCCTCTATCTCGTAGTTGGCCGCGGGCTCGATCACCACGACCGTGGTTTTGGTTTTTCCCCTGTTCTGGGCGGGGCGGAGGGCGATGTACTTCTCGGAGTCGTCTTTGATCAGTTTCCAGGCGACGAGGGCGTCCAGGATCGGCTTGCAGCTGGCGGCCAGGTTGTCCGGATCCAGCAGCCGCGGCCGCAGCTGGGATACGAACACCATCTGCTTCCCCTTTGGCGGCTTGCCGGTGGGGATGGCCGCGGCCCGCACGAGCTGGTGCCAGTATTTGTTGTACCGGCTGCGGGCCCGCCAGCCCATGCGCAGGAGGCCCTTGGTGCCGTTGAGGCCGACCGGGACGTCGGGGAGGACGAGTCTCATCGGCGCCTCCCGATGATGTGGGCGAGGTCGAGGCACTCGTCACATCTGAACGGCTGGTTCAGCTGAGGCCCCCTGGTGAGATGGCGGACGAACCCGGTGCACTGGTACCCGCCATAGCGGGCGCCGGCCAGGTGGCGGCAGGAGGGGGAGCAGAAAATCCCCTCCGTCCGGATTCCGGAGTCCGGCCGCTGCAGCGTTTCGCTGCCATTTTGCAGAGTTTTACTGCAATTTGTCGCCACTGGCTCCCCCATTCCGTGCGTTCTGTTCGATGACGTCGAGAGTCGCAGCCTTGATCTCGAGGATGGAGAGGAGGTCCCTGCGGCTGCAGATCATGTCCCCGCACACCTCCTCCGCCGGGCGCTCCTCGGTGGCCATGCGGGACCGAATCGCCAACCTCCACGGCTCGATGTGGCCCTCATACCGGATCCCGTAGATGAACCAGCAGGCGACCCGCGCCTCGAGCATCTCCCGGGCGGCCTGGAGCCCCTCGTCGATATAGTTCCGTCTCACAGCAGGCTCCTCTGTCCAGCGCCCTTCCAGCTGGCCGCCCACCGCATCAGGTCCTGCAGGGCGGGGGCGGTAATCTCGTCGTGCCGCTCGAACCCATGGCGGCCCAGGGCCTCGGCCACCTGGTCGTCGGGGATCCCCCGCTGCCGACACAGGTGGGTGAATTTGTGGATGTCGTGCTCGGTCGCCCGGGCCGGGTCGACTCCGACATATGCCGGCGGTGTGAGCGGTCCCGGCTCCGGGTGATCCCAGGGAGGGTCGGTGTACAGGGCGGGATCCATGCCGGGCGGGATCCCGTCATCGTCCGAGGGCTCACCGTCGACGGGGTCCTGGTCGTCGGGGGGCTCGAGGTCCTCGAGGGGCTCGGCCGCCGTCCCGTCATCCTGGTCCGCCGCCGGGTAGAACTCCGCGGCGACCGTAGCGGGCGAACTCACAACTTTTTCTTGTGGGTTCTCCCCCGCCTCGAGCTGCAGGACCGGATCGCCGCCGGCCAGGCGGAACTGCATCCCGTCCCTGGTCATTTCCTGCTTCAGCGCCAGGGCGGAGGCGGCCCTAAACTCCAGGCTGACCGCGTACTGGGTGGCGGTCTTGCCACCGTGCTGGATCCGGTAGGGGCGCAGCACCATCTTGAGCGGGATCCCGGCGACGTACCCGCGCTCCGGATCGCCGCGCCCGGTCACCCGTTTGAAGATCTCGATCGTGGAAAACAGCTGGTTGATCGAGCGGTACCCCGAAGTGGAGAACGTCGCGCTGCCGCCCAGGCGGGGGCTCTTGACCAGCTGGAACCTCAGCCACCCCATGGGGCGGCAGGCGCTGGGCCTGTCGCCGCTGGATTTCGAATATGAGCAGCCGGCCAACCAGCAGGACTCGAGGGGGAAATACTTCTCCCCGCGCGCCTGCGCCTCCGCGGCCAGCTTCTTTTCCGCAGGGGTGCTGGCCATGGAATTCACCCGCATTGCTACCTTCCCGTCCCCCCAGCACTTCTTCTCCGCGGCCGTCCACATCTGGTAGGCCGCTTCGAACGGCTCGTCCACCAGGAAGATTATGTCGATCTCGGTCGGCATCGGGCCGTGGTCGGCGATCACGTCCCAGTCCGGTTCCATTTCCCCGGATGGGGACAGCCGGCTGAAGGTGAAGTAGGGGAGGCGCTCGGGATATTTCCGCTCCGGGGCCGACCGGTACAGCTCCCGGTACTTCCGCTGCGCCGCCTCTTTGGAGTCCAGGCGGTCACGGCTCACTTCGCGGCCGAACCCGCTCTGGATCACCCAGCGCCCCTCCGCGTCGATGTAGGCGTGGACCGCCTTTCCCTTGGGGAGGCCGATGCCGAGCTTGGTGGTCCGGGGCTCGACCACCTTGGGCTCCCCGGTGACGGGGTCGTGGGTGACGCCGTACAATTTATTTGATGGTCTCATTCTTTCTCGCCTTCAGTGATGCGGTGATTCATACCGTGCCTGCCTTGCCCATCCCTGCCAGGCCACGACTGGCCCATCCTTGCCTCGCCTGCCAAGCCTCGACAAAACCAGCCTCTCCTCGCCTATCCTTAACCGGACCAGCCGCGCCTGCCATACCCAGCCTTTCCCGTACAAGCCCAACCGCGCCGAGACCAGCCTCTCCAGCCGTGCCAAGCACGGCCTTGACACTCCCGGCCGCGCCTCGCCTTTCCTGCCCAACCACACCAAGCCGAGACTGCCTAGCCAGGACTGACCCATCCAGAACATGCCGCGACTGGCCTGGCCTGCCCAACCACGCCTGACCCAAACTAGCCAAGCCAGGCCCCGCCTTGCCGGTAACAATACTCATCAGTTTTTTGCCTTGGTATCGACGTGGAAGCAGCCGTACTGGCCGTCCTTCTCTGGCCGCCACTCGCCGACGCCCACCGCAAAACCAGCAGTGTTGAACAGGTTGGTGATCTGTCCCTCGCTCATCACGTTGGCGTTGTAAAGCACATGCAGAGTGGCGCACCACGGGAAGAACTGCCCGCGATACCTGATGTCCGCGGTCCCCATTCCAACCCGGACCATGTCCTCTCTCATCTCGGGTTCGCCTTCGATGCGCACCATGTCGACGCTCATCTCTTTGGCGTTGTAGACGGTCTTGATTTTCGCCATCTCCCCGGTGACGCGGAACGCCTGCCTGGCGGCGACCTTCGTCATGCCGGCCAAGCTCGTGCAGGCGGTGACGGCGGCCGACTTGAAGCCAACGGAAGGGAACCCATAGGCTCCATCCTCCAGCTTGTAGAGCGATTGCTCGTAATCGGCATCGGGGTTCTTGGCTTCTTTGCCAGCGTTGGCACGTTTCATCTGCTTGTCCAGCATTTCCTTGATCGCCTTCTGGCTCCACGCATGCACGATCAGGGGCGTGTCTCCGACAATCCTGATCTCGGTTTCCTTCAGGTTCAGCTTCGGTAAATCCATTCCTGCGTCCTGCGCCTTCTTTGTTGCAGCCATTTGGCTTCTCCTTTGTGTGAGTTGCTGGTTTTGAAAACTGCTACTGCTCGACAGAGACCTTCCGAACCCCGATCAGGAAGTACCCGGTGACCATGGTGACGGCCCAGGCCACGATGCCGAGGAGGATGGTGGCCAGGCCGCGCCGGCGGATCCAGGCCACCAGGTCCACGCGATTGACAGGCTGATAGGTGGCGTAGTCGATCACAGGACCGCCCCCATGAGCTGCGCAAGAGCGAATACAGCAATCGCGAGCGCGCCGCAGATGATGGCTCCGCGGATCAGACGGCGGCGGAGTCGCCGCATCTGCCACGCCTGGGCCAGAGTCTCGCGGTCAGCATACATTTCGTCGTGCATGATTCCCCCTTTTGGGCCGCGCGCACCCGCGGCCGCCTGTTTGCCTGGATCCCGGTAACCGACCGGTGGCGGTTACTACTCCCCGTGGCGCGCCGGGGAAACTCTCGGGGGAGGGGCGGTCGATCCGCCGGGCGTCGAGCGCGAGCTCGGGCCCTGCCTCCCCCCTTGCCGCCGGCGTGGCATATCGCCGGCAATGCGGCAAGATCAAATTCATGACAGAACCATCCAGACCCAGGCCACCTCGATGGCCAGGATGACCGTGGCCGCCAGGAGGTAGATCGCCTCCCGGTGGCGTTGTGGTGGCATGGGCTGGTTGTTTGGGAGCCAGTAGATCATTTCTACGCGCTCCTCTTCCGCTCGACCGCCTGGGGCCCGTGGAGCCAGAGCTCCGCCAGCTCCGCGGCGATCTGCCGCGTGCGCTCGGCCCGCTGGAGGCGGGAGAAAGGTCTATCTTGTCTATGTAGTTGCGCGACCCAGTCCGTCAGGACATCATTGAGGAGGTCGGACTTTGACCTGAAGTTCAGCTCCTCGGCCGCAACTCTCAACGTGGCGTCGAGGCTGTCGCTCCCTTTGAAGGAGATCGTGGCAATGCGACCAGCTTTCAACATCGTGCAGTCCTCCAAAAAATGGGGTGAAGGGGACTACGCCGTCTTTATGCTCACTGGGAAAAGCTTTTCAGGGGGGACGCGCAGCGCCCTGGATAACCGGGCCACGGTCTCCCATGCTGGACGGGCGATGACACCAGACTCGATGCGGGAGATGACGGTGCTGTCGACACCGGAGATCCCCGCCAGCTTCTTCTGTGTCAAATCCCGCTGCTCCCTGGCTTTTCTTAATGTGTTCAGCATGTCTGCATCAAAGCATACAGCCCAGATTTCTGTCAACAGAAAACTTGCATTGAGGCATACGCTAATATTTAAATAATTGCAGGTATGCAGTTTACGGTTTAATTATTTTGCGGATTTTTTATACTTCACACATGGAACATCCCGGCGAAGCCACCAAGCTGCGCAGGAAGCGCAAGAAATTTACTATCCGGAAGCTGGCCGAAGTGTCTAAACTCGATCCGAATACCATCAGCCGGTTCGAGCGTGGAGGTGATTTCAAATTTCGCGTTTTCGCCGCGGTGTGTAAAGCCCTCGGCTGCACGCCCAATGATGTCTATGCGGAGCTGGCAGGGGTGCAGCGGGTGGACGCGCGGCCGCTGCCGGAGTATTGCGAGGACAGTAATCCCGAGCACGTGGCGCTTCACAAAATGCTGTCCATGATCCTGCATTCGGACCAGGAGGCATGGAAAGTGGGCATCACGCAGAATTTGAAGGCGATGTCGCTGGCAGCCCGGGCGAACCTACCGACGGAACTGGAGTATTTTCTCTTCAGTCCGAATGCAGATCCCCTCCCTGGGGACAAAATGCGGTTCTACAACGATTCCGTGAACGAAAAGCGGACGAAGCGACGCAGGAATTAGCCATTCACCGCAGAGCACACAGCGCTTGATTCGCGGATCCGACCTCCGCGACAAATAATAGTGGAAGCCATCAGGCGCAACAGGGCAAGACATGAGCAGGGACCTCCATTTCAAACATGGTTGTTTCTCCCAACATACTTTTATTTCAAGTTACTAGATACTAAGGAGGCTGTGGACGCCATGAAAAAATGCCCCTACTGTGCCGAGGAGATTCAGGACGAAGCGATCGTCTGCCGGTACTGCGGGAAGGATTTCAAGGCGGAGGAGTCAACCAAGAAAGCGGTCTCTGGGTGCGCATGGGTCGCTATCGCTCTGGCGCTGCTGTTCGTGGTCCCTCTGATGCTCACGTCCATGTGCGACGACGCCGGCAGCGCCAAAAAGGCGGAGTCGAAGATCCAGACGCATGAGGAGAAAATCAAGGGCCTCTTCAGTGCCTGGGACGGATCATTGCCTGCCCTGAATTCCATAATCCGGGCGTCGATGAACGACCCCGACAGCTTCAAGCACGTCGATACCGGCTACTGGGACATGAAGGACCACCTGGTCGTGAAGACCACTTTTCGCGGCAAGAATGCGTTCGGCGGGACCGTGACCGGGTGGGTGAAGGCGAAGGTCAGCCTGGAAGGGGACGTGCTGGAGATCATGGAGCAGGGGAAATAATCCATCACCACCCGAAGGGATTACTCCCCAAGAAATAAAATCTTTTCCTGGGGACTGACGCTCAAAAGCCACATCCATATACTGCGGTGCGAAAGGAGCACTTGGACTATGGCTTGCGAGAATTCCAAACAACCCAAAAAAATCTTAAACGAGGAAGAAGCATCGCATTATATTGCCATGTCTCGGCCGTGGTTGCGGATCCAGAGGGTACGGCACAGCGGCCCAAACTACCTGAAGATTGGGCGCTCAGTCCGCTACTCTGTTTCCGATCTGGATTCCTGGTTGGAGAGCAAGCGGGTCATCCACTAGCCAGACACCCCCGCCGGCGGCCACATTCCCTGGGATTCGAGGTAGACCCGCGGGAGGGCGAAGCAGCGGCAGCTGCAGATGGCGGGCCCGCCGATCGTCTCCATCAGATGGGTGCATCCTACGTCCCCCCGGTGCTCCCGGTAGGGGTGGCCGCAGTCCCGGCAGATCCAGTCTGGGTGGATGGGCGAGGACAGGCAGCGGGCTACCCCGGTGCGCATGAGGTCCACCTGCGGCGGAGCGCCCGGAGCGCCAGGACGTGGAGCCGGCTGGCGTTACTGTGGCTCATCCCCAGCCGGCGGGCGACCTCTGTGAGGGGCAGCTCCTCGAAATAGTGCATCCGGAGGACCTGGGCCTGCTGCTCGGGGAGGGCCTCGAGGGCCCGGCGGACGGCCGCGGCGGTCTCGGCCCGAGCGGCGTCATCCTCGGGATCGGAAGGGGAGCAGGGCAAAAGGTGGGGGGTGCGGGGGTCGTCGAGGCTGATCTTGACCAGGGGGCGGCGGCTCCGGCTGGCGGAGGGGCCGAAAAACGTGCGCTCCCGGATCCCGTCCACGATCTGGCCGCGGATCCGGCCGGCGGCGAAGGTGTTGATCTGGGCGCCGGCGTCGCCGTCGAACCGCTGGGCCGCCTGGCAGTAGCCGAGCCACCCGTCCTGGCGGTGGTCATCCAGGTCCTGGTAGCGACCGGAGGCGGCCGCGGCGCGGCGGGCGTGGAACTCGACGCTCCGAGCGACCTCCGGGGGAGGCGCGCTCATACCCGGAACCGGCGGGGGAGGAGCTGCCCCCCCTTCATGCGCTCCCACTCGGCCACGGTCACCCCCAGGGGCTGGAGGATTTCCCGGAGGGCGTGGCGGGCGGAGAGGAGGGTCCGGAGGAATGCGTCCCGCCCGTCCTCGTGCACGGCCGCGGTGAAATAGGCCCGGGAGCCGACGACCACCACCGAGCAGACGGCGCTGTAGGGATCGAGCCACTCACGGAAATCGTTCCCGAACCGCACCACTCCGATCCGGGACCGGTGGGTGATCTCCCCTGCCCGGACCTCCTGGATCAGGAGCCAGTCGATGTGCACGCCCATGGCCCCACCTCATAGCAGGTGATATAGCAGGTGATCACCGGCACCTGTGGATCCCCAGGGTAACCATTGAAATAGCCGTAACCCGTTGATTCTATTGGCTGGCCATAAACCGGCTTTTTGGCCAGTCGGCTATCGGCACCTGTGGATCCCCAGCGTCAGCACCCGCAGGATCCGGCAGCCGATGCCGGGCCCCCGGGTGACCCCGCGGTAGAGGTCCTCGTAAAGGGATGCCCGCTCCCGGGCGAGATCCCGCTCCTGCTCCGCCAGGCCGGTGGCGCGGCGCTCGAGCTCGAGGGCCCGCTCCCAGGTGGTCTTCTCCCGGGCGTCCTGATCACGGTCCCGCTCGACGTAGCCGGTCAGCTCCCGGGTCTCGGCGCGGCAGGACCCCAGCTCGAGCAGCTGCCCGAGGACCTGGCGCCCTTCGTCAGGGGTGAGCGGCGAGTTGTCCTGAGACCACCCGGATATCGCGCCAGATAGCAGAATCAGGAACCACAGCAGCATCCGCATAATGGCTCAGCCTTTCCGCCCGGATGCGCTCCAGGGCGTCGTTGAGGGACCGGGACAGGGCGGCCCTGTCATGGGCGATCTGCTCCGTGGCGGCCGCCAGGGAGCGTTTTTCAGTGGCGATGCCGGCGCCGGCGGCGGCGAGGGCGCGCTCCCTGTCCTCCCACTCGGCCTGCTTCGCCCGCTCGATTTCCCGCGCCATCGCCTGCCGCCCCTGCTGCTCGCCTTTGAGCCACTGCGAATTGCCCCACCAGCGGAGACACCAGCAGATGCCCAGGATAGCGGCGGCATAAAATACCACCCGCCGAAACCACGGCTGCGCCCACATCGAGAGTATCCATGCGATCAATTTGCTCCTCCGAATCGGGCCACGATCCACTTCGCGGCCGCGGGGACGATCATCTCGGCCAGACCGCCGATGAAAAACGACATCGGGGCCATGACCGGGACGTCCAGGAACACCCCGCCGGCCAGCCACTCCGCCCCCTTTTTGGTGATGACGACGGTCCCCAGGAGCCAGACCCCGCCGACGGTGGCGCCCCAGCTGACCTGGCTGCCCACCGTCTCGAGCTCGAACCACTCCCGGCTGGCCCGCCAGTAGGGGGTCCCGCGGCCCCGGCTCTCGTAGCAGTACCGCTGCCACTTCCAGAGCAGGGTGGCCAGGGCGCCGGCCAGGTACCAGCACCACTGGATCCGCTCGGGCGTCATCGGTTCCGCTCCTGGCAGCCGAAGCGGTAGATCAACCAGGTGCCGACGGCCGACATGGCGAACCAGGAGATCTGGTCGGTGATGGTTTTGGCCAGCGTCTGCCGGCCGAGGTAGAGGTCATAGGCTTCCCGCTGTGAGATCAGCAGGGCGGCCAGGGCGGCGGAGAACACCAGCAGATGGATCGGATCCGGAGAGATCCATTTGACCACCTTCGGGTTCCGGCGCATCCAGTAGCGCAGGGCGTAGAAGACGCAGCCGATGAAAAACGGGCCGCTGAAAAAGTGGAGACAGAACTGCTGCAGGATATAACTCATGAAATCCTCCGAGTGAATTCCGCCCAGGGGAACAGGGCCCCCGGGCAGGTTTTGGGGGCGAAGTCGGCATGGCGGAACAGCCGCGCCGGCGGGATCTCGAGCAGACCGCACAGCGACCTGGTGAGACGCACCAGCAGGTCCAGCTGCGCCGGCGGGGGAGGGGCTAGGTCGAAGTTGCCGACGCAGCAGATCCCGATCGAGTCGGCGTTCTGGCCGTAGGTATGGGCGCCGATCTGGTCGAGCATCCGCCCCAGCAGCACCTCGTAGCGCCCACCGATCAGCTCCACGCCCAGGTGGTACCCGATGTCGTTCCAGCCTTTCGAATGGACGTGATACCAGCGGATGGCGTCCCAGCTCACAGTGGAGCCGTCCTTGGTCAGGCTGTGGTGGATGATGATTCTGGTAGGTTTCATTTCAGCAGTCCTTTGATTCCCATCCGGGGTTCTTACATGGGAGCTTGTCGAGCTTTTCGTAGATCAATCTCAGCCCCTCACTGATGGACTTTTGCAGGTCCCGGATCTCGTCAGCGCGATCCCGGCGGCTCTGCTCATGCTTGGCCTTCAACTCGGCGACATCGTCCTCTGTCCGCTTCTGTCTGGCGCTGGAGTAGCCGATTTGATACGCCCATCCAAGGAGAGAGGCCACAACGGCAAAGAGGATTCCAACGTCCTGCAAGGTCATGTTCATCGGCGGCGTCTCCAGAAAAACAAAAGGCCCGCACGCGGGCCCGGGTTGAGAGTGATGGGCAATCGGAACTCAGTACGCCACGCAGATGCCAACGGTTGACGATCCACCCTCGCCGCCTATTGTGAGGGAGAATTCCCTGTCGGTGTATATGGGGTCCTGAGGAGGCGATGTCTCCTCCTGAATCAGGGTAGCCCTGATCGTGAATGTGTAATCGCCTGCCGTGGTGGGGATCCCGTAAATCCGGTACGTTGACCCTGAGACATTTTCCAGGGCTAGTCCCGGAGGCAGGCTTCCGGATGTAATCGAGAGCGAGACGCCACTAAATGGATAGTCCCAGCTGAATTCATAGGCTTCACCGTTCATTCCCTCAGGGAATTCGGTCGTGCAATCGCGCGATACTGTCAGGGTTTCGGGAAAATAATAGGTGAGCTGAAAAACACGGGATTCGCCAAGGCTCCATGCTGATTGGATGTCGCTGCAATATACGCTCTGCCAGGTTGCGCCATCGGTGGAAAATTGCAGGATAAAAAGAGTTGGCCCATATCCAGCAGTGTCGCTTCGATTCTGGACAACAAATTCTATGATACTTTTAGTGACGCCCGCGCCGAAGTCATATTGAAGATAATTATTTGTCCTGAGCGCATCCATCCATTGGGTCGCCGTATTGCCATCGAATGCGTTGTCCGCAACGTTTCCGCTCGCCTCCCCACTAGCGGAAGCTGTCCCGCTACCGGTTGCATCAGCGCCGCCGATAGATTCCCGGAGGTGAGTCTCGCTCCATCCAACGTAATCTTCGCCCTGATTCCATCCAGGCATACACCTGATGCGCCAGTAGCGCGCTTGCTGTACTGCCACGAGTTGGAGGTGGTCCGATGCGTTGAAAACCCGTTGTTCGCTCAGTCCCCATCCGGTCTGATCGAGGATGAGGATTGTCGTAGTCCATGTGGAGTCGTCGTCCGAAAATTGAAGAGCGAAATTCGTCGGCTGGTTGGCATTGACGGAGATGGCCGTAACCGCAAACTCGACGATGTCCTTTTCGTTCCCAGCGCCGAAATCATATTTTAACCATGCATTCACCCTTTGGGATGCTCCACTGCCACTGGACCAGCAAGTCGAATTGTTATTGTCAAAGGCATAGCTGGCTAGAGTGCCAGAATACGTTGACGATGCCGACGCCGTCCCACTCCCGGTGGCATCGGCTCCTCCAATAGATTCCCTCAGCTCCAGCTCGGCAACAGAAATACCGGCTCCGGACGCCCGAGTAAAAAGCCACAACCTCCAATATCTATGCGCGCTCATATCAGTTCCAGTAGAGCTCCAGGGTGACATTTTCCGGGTACCCGGAGACGACGTTCACCCTGAGTTCGTCGCCGACCGCCAGGTCGGCATTATCGAAGGCCGTCGTTTCGGCCCACGCCGTCGAGCTGGCGGATATGGTGAGGTTCGCGGTCAGAATATTGACCGATGATCCCGACCGCACCCGGACAATCATGAATACGGCATCTTCGTCCAGGGCCGCTTTGGCGATCGCGGCAAACTTGGAAATTGTCCCCGCTTTTTTGACCCGGTAAACCGGGGCGACGTTGTTGCCGGCCGAGATCGCCGCTCCCAGGCCGAGGAGGAACACCGCTACCGATTGAGCCTTGGGGATATAGGCGGAGATGTTCGGCGGAGTCGCCGCGTCCTTCTGAAACTTCACGTTGTCGTGGCCGACTGGGGCCGCGGGCGTGGTGTCGTTCCAGTTACCGATGATGATGGTCTGTCCTGCCATAGGTCACTCGGGGTGAGAGTAGTATTCCGGTGTTAAAACATGCCCATTAATTTGAATAGTGATCGTCGTCTCATTGGGATTATCGGTCGTCGTGTCGGGCTCAGGATCCTCTGCCGCTGCATCACCAGCCGCCGCACCGGTCTGGGTTATGGTCACCTGGAAAGCACCGAGGTTGTCGCTGTGCTTGTTGTCGTTGATCCCCAGCAGCAGCGTGTCCACCCCTCCGGCAGGAACGATGAACTCACCGCCGAATCCGATCGCAATTGGCTGCACCACCTGATATTTTCCGGCAGACGGGGAGTCCTTGATCGCCCAGGCACCGATGAGTCCGGATCTTCCGAGAGCCGGTGAGGTGGCGTAGTAGGTGGGGAATCGCTTCTGTCCATAACCGTCCACCTCGCTGGTCTGCTGGGCGGTGATAAATCCATCTTCCCCTTCAGCATCCACGGCATTGTCGGGATCGCCGTTCCGGCTCACCGTGTTCGACGTGCCTAATAGCACGCCCAATAAAGACGGCTGGCCGGGAGCACTGGCAGTGATATAGACCGAGTCTCCCTCGGCCGCCTGGATCGGGACCGCTACCGGGGGAAGCCCGCTGGCGATGCCGTAATCATAGGACGGGTTGTCGGCGGCAATCCATGGGCGGCAGCGGCCGTCCACCTTCACGGCGACGGACGCCTGCTTGTCGTACCCGGCGCCAGTTCCCTCCCCTGGGTCGTACCCGGCTCCGGCTCCCTCGCCCGGTGCGATCACGTCGATGATGCGCGGGGAGGCATTATAGTCCTGGTCGTGGGCGTAGTAGCGGTCGTCGTAATTCACCGCCTTGATCCCATAGATCCCGCCCTTTTTGGCGTCCTTTTCCTGCACCAGGAACGCCGCCCGGTCCTCCTCATCCTCGCTCACGATCATGTAGGTGGTGCGGGCGTACTTCGCCTCGTCCAGCACCAGCGGGAGGGTGGGCGCTTCCGATAGAATCACCTTTCGATCTGTCGATCCCGCCGAGATTGGAATGCTATCCACGGAGCCGTCATAGAGCTGCAGGAAAATGCTGTAGCTCGGGGGCGGGCTGAGCTCGGCCCCGATATCCACCGGCTGAGACAGGGTCAGCTCGAGGCCGTTCTGTGCCAACACCTCACCGTCCTGGACGCCCGACCTGGTATTGTCGGCCACCAGGATGCGGTCGCCGATGATGCACAGCGCCGCCTCGCTCGTGGCGTCGAACTGCGTCACCTCGTTCTGGTAGAGGAGCTTCTGGTAGAGCCGCCAGCCCAGCATCCACGCCTGAACGCGGTTGCGCACCCCGATCGCGTTGATCTTTTTTGGCGCCACCGCGCTCTGATCTTCGGGGAAATAGAGCGTGTACTGGCTGTCCACGTTCTGGGCATTGGGGGCGTAGGGCTCGACGTAGTTCAGCTCGATCCCGTCGTTCTGGGTCACGGCGCCGAAACTCACGGTGCGGTTTTCCGATCCCGGGAGCTTGTTTCGATGGTTGAACAACAGCATGCTGTCCGAGCGCTGTTTTTCGAACGACACGGAGAGGACGTTCCCGCGACGGAAGGCAGTGCAGAAAACCGCCTGCATCAGCTGGCCCACCATCTCCTCGAAGGACAAATTCTTGTCGTCGAAGGCGTGGGCAAATTGGTTGCAGTATTCAGCGCCGAAGTAGGTTGCGACCTCACCAGCCAGGCCGAGGGCGGCATAGATGCCAGTCCGGTCGATCTCCGATTCCTGCATCCGGCCGATGTAGGGATCGAGGGCCATGGCGCAGAGGATATCGGCGGCGTTGGAATGCTCGCCCAGGGAGCTCTGCGCGTGCGTGATCCGTACAGTGAAGCTGCCGTCGTTCGGGTTTCCCCCAGCGTAGTCGTAGAAATTGCTGTCGTTGATCCCGAGTTGCAGCTGAACGGCTCCGACGGGGACCGTGAACTGCCCGTAGTTCCCGATCGATATCGGCTCAATTACGTTGCCGGAGGTATCAGCAAAACACCCGATCAGCCCACCCAAGCCCAGGGTTTTGTCTGTCGTGTAGTGGGTGGGAAAGTACCTTCCCGAGTGAGTTGTATCCGCCGTGATGATCCCTGGGTTTCCATTCGCATCATAATATCCATCCCAGCCGGGATAAACGCTGACGGTCCCGCTGATATACTCGATCGTGATCTGCGTCCCCTGCAGGACAGTGACGTCGTAGGATACCGGGTCATCGAACTCTGGGAATCCAAACGGATATGCGGCGTTGATCCCCCCCTCAAACGTCCACGGGGCTGCGGTGGCAGGGACGACAACGGTTTCGTCCTTGAGCGTGAGAATGCGCCCCACCATCACGTTGATCTTCCGCTGCTTCAGGGATAGGGCGCGGGGGGTCGGCCAGGTCACGGTCTGGATGGTGGTGACGTTGCCGAAGTGGCGATCAGCGGCAAGCACATTGTCATCCCAGACAGGGGAGACCACATAGAGATCGCGCCACTGCACCTCATCCACCACCTGCCAGCCGTCGCGCAGGTCGGTGCTGGTCAGGCGGCGGGCCCGGACCTGGCAGGCGCCGGCGAAGGGGAGCGTGAGTTTGAGCGTCGCGCCCGCCTGGGACCGCAGCACCTCGCTGCCCTTCAGGGTGGTCTGGTAATAGATCGGGCTCCCCTGGGGATTGTAGGAGCTGTCGATCGAGGTCGCCTCCACCTGGACGCTCACCGTCACGGCGTGCTGGTTGCCCTCGGAGTCGACTTTGTAGAGCCCGCCGGGGGCGACGAAGTTGCACCAGAGCTCGGTTGTGGTCGTGTCGATGACCGAGAAGATCCCGCTCCAGTTCTGATTGCTGCGCACCAGGGTGGGGCTCCCATAGGCAGTGGCGCCGCTCAGGGAGGACCACGCCGCGTTGACCGTGGCGGGATCCACCAGGGTCATCTTCTGCTGCTCCACGTCCTGGATCTCGTAGGTGCCGTTGTAGCTGGATCCGGAGACCACTACATATCGCGGGTTGGTGACCGTGCTGGGCGTGAAATAATCCGTGAAATCGATATCGGTGGTGCACTCGACCGACCCGTCGCCCACGAACCTGATATTGTTGGAGCCCTTGATTTTGCTGGCATTGGGGGCGTCGAGCACCTGGCCGTTGATCGATGAATGCTGCTTGACGTTTTTGATCGGCTCGTTGATCGGCTCCCCCACGGCATACTGGGGGGCGTCGCCCGAATTGGGAGAGGTGTCCGGCCCATAGACCTCCGCGCCGGCGCCGTCGATGTACTCGAGGGGGGTGACGTCGTCCCGGATCTGGTAGATGTCGTACTCCCCGCGGCCGATGCACATGTACATGTACTCGACCTCCTTGTTGCCGATGAACACCCGGTAGGGGACGCCGATCAGGTCCGGGGTCACCCACAGCTCCCCGTAAATGTCCGGGATCCGCCCGCCCAGGCGCTCGCGGTTCTGCCTGTTCGTCAGGGAGTTGGTGGCGCTCTGGTCGTTCTGGTTGGCGTCGGGGAGGCTGGGGCGCAGCAGGTAGGAGATGGCGATGGACGCCGCCGAGAGGGCGATGGCGATCACCAGCACCCAGGTGGCGAATGCCGCGGGGTAGACCACCACGAAGAAGTGCCCGTGCAGCTGTCCCAGGCGCTCGACCGTCGCCTCGTCGTAGGGGGTGACCTCGGCACTCCGGCAGACGTGGTTGAGATAGATCCGCGCCGTCTGCGGCCACTCCCCGAAATGCTCCTGGAGGAACGGACGGACATCGTCGCAATCGAACGTCTCCCAGGTCGTGGGGTCGAAGGCGTTTTCGCAGAGGGTGATCTTGTTTCTCACCGGTAGAATCCGATCTTTGTGAAATAGCGTTGCGCCACCTGCAGGGGCTGGTACTCCACCCCGGTTTCCTTCATGTGCAGGATCCGGCCATTGTAAAAAATCCCGACATGTGGCTGCGTTTTGCTCCGCTGCATGACCACGAAGCAGGGGCTCTCCGGCCGGGCCAGCCGCCGGAACCCCCGGACCGGGCCCAGCACCACGTGCCCGTCCTCGGCGTGGACCCCGGCGCAGAGCTCATCGAGCCGTCGGCGCACGTCCTCGTCCCCGAACAGACCGGTCCAGACCTCCCGGGTGAAGTCCAGGCAGTTGTAGCCGGGGCGCGGGACGCGGTCCAGGTAGGCGTCGATGCTCACGGCGGGGGGCATTAGATGAAGCCTCTCAACATCGGGAACCGGTTGGTCGTATAGACCTCCCCCGTGGCGGTGGAATTCAGTCTGGGGGCGTGCGCCTCGAACGCCACCCCGGACCGCTCGAACGCCAGCCGGGAGATCTCCAGGGTGATCGGCCCATAGAGCGGCGCGCTCAGATCGTCGGAGCGGTAGGTGCGGTATTTCAGGGTGGGTCGGGTCCTGAACCCGTCGGCGGCGTAGACGGCGGCCAGCTCCGCCGGCAGCACCTCCCCCAGGTCCCCCAGCTGGATCTTGAGCGCCTGGTCCAGATCGTTCCCGGATCCGAGCGCTGTGATCTGCAGGGGGTAGTACTGGAACGCCTGGGAGGATGCGTCCTCGAGCGTCACCGTCACCCCGTTGATGGCGTTGCGCACCAAGAAATACGTCTGCGTGAAATTTGGGTGCGAGATCTCGATCAGCTCGAGCTCGGCCACGTTGGACCCGGCGTTCAGGAAGAATTCCGAATATTCGCTCACTCCGGGCCTCCGCTGATGGTGGCTTCGTCGCCTGAGATCGTGCGTGGGGTCAGCTCAAGCGTCGCCTGGACCCGGTAAAGGTTCCCCAGGTAGCCCGACATGGCCAAGGATCCCGGGAGGATCCTGGCGGTGTAGGTGCCGAGATCGGACTCATCCGCCGCCCGGAGGTCAATGGTGAATGGCAGGGAGCCGTAATCGATCTCGGTGCGGTAGAACGCCATCAGGTAGTTGTACCCCTGCGCCTCGAGCGTCCACTGGACCCGCGCCTCGTGGCTCGCGCCTATTTTGTCCAGGCGGTACCTGCCGGCGCCACCATCGAGCTGGGTGCGGATCACGTTTTCACCGAACTGGACCCCGTACCCGGTGAGGGTGGGGTTGACGAGGAGCTTGGTCATCTATCCCCCCTCCGTGCAGTGGTATGCCGGGAGATCGCCTTGGATGTCCGGCTGTTGGCGTAGGCCAGGTCGGCGGCGATCACCTCAGGGCCCCGCTGGGTGAGCACGCTGAGGGCCTCGTCCCGGGCGATAATCCGGACGGTCCCCTCGTCGAGCTGCACGTCGAATGCTTTCGACGTACCGTAGTTCTGGATGCTCACCTGAATCTGCGGGCTGGCGAGGGCGCCCAGGTCAAAGGCTCCATTGCGGTCAATGCTCCGCTCCTCCGGGACCTGGCCGGCGTTGAGCGCCTCGAGGAGGGGGCGATATTTGCGCGTCACGTCGGCGTCCATGACGAACTCCTGGCCATGGACGAACCCCGCCACCTGGTCCGGGCTCCCCCAGCCGGTGAACCCTCCCTCCTGGAATCCTCCGAGGCGAGACATGGCTGCCACGCCCATGGAGACGGCCGAGGTGGTCCCGATCGCTATATTGGCCGGGGCTGCATTCGCCCCCAGGGTGGCCAGGGACACCAGGGCGGCCGCCGGCGCCCAGGCCGTCGCTGTCGCCGCCGCCTGCGCCGCATTCGCCGCCAGGATCCCCTTGTCGGCGGAGGACATGAGCGCTTTGTTCAGAGCCCACTGGATGCCCAGGCGGACCAGGGAGGCAATCAGCACCCCGACGGCATTACGGCCGATGTCCTCGAGCGCCTCCCCGAAATCGTCACTGAACGCGATCGCCCGAGCGAATCCGTCGGCCAGGTAGTCGAAGAAATTGCCGAAACTGTCCGCCACTCCGGTCAGGACGTTCTCATAGTCGGACAGGTAGCCGCCCAATGCGGTGGCCGCGATCTCGTTGAAACCGCCCGTCCCCTCTGCGAGAGCCTCCCGGGCCTGCTCGAGGTAGATGTCGATGGCCCTCCGGCCCTCCTCCCCCATCATTTCCGTCAGCTGCTGCACGTCCATTGCGGTGTCGGCCACGACCTGCGCCCCCATGTCCCGCAGGTAGCTCCAGTAATCGTCCGCCTCCAGGGCGAGCTTCTGCATCTCGGCCGACGCCCGCTCCAGCTCAGCCGAGAACGATTCGTCCACCGCCGTGCGGGTCTGGGCGATCGTCACGTCCGGCCGGGCCGGCAGCGACGGCGGGCCCTGCATCCCCAGCGCCCGGGTGACGTCGTTTTCCAGGAATCCGTTGAAAGTCGCTTTGAGCGCCTCGAGGGAATTACGATACTGTTCAATCACGCCGCCGCCGTGGGCAATCTCCTGGTGGGTTTCCGCCGCCTTCTTGTGCGCCGCCTCGTATTGCTCCACCATTTCCTTCATGCGGTCGCGGTACTGCTCCAGCGTTTCGGTCGGCCGCTGATCAGTGAGGTCCGCGAAAATATTCCGCATCGTCCCCTCGGTAATGGCCCCCTTGTCGAACAGCTCCTGGTATTTCGCCATGGCCTCCCGAACAGCCCCGATTTCAATCGCCTGCGTCCGGTAGGCTGCCGCCTGCTTGATTATCTGGTCCTCAGCCACAGCCGCCCGGCGGCCGAACAGGTCGAGCTTGTCGATCCATTCCGCGATCTGCCAGCCGGCGAAGATGGCGGCCGTGGCGGCCCCGGCGGCACCCAGACTCCTTACCGCCATAGTCAGACCTGCGCTCCCGTTGATCGCCGCCGAGGCAGCAGGAATCACCGTTGCCATGGTTGCCACCGCCCTGGTCAGCGAGCCCAGGACGATCAGGGTGGGCCCTGCCGCCGCGGCGAGGCCGGTGATTGCCACGATGGTCGTCTGCATGGATGTCGGCAGCTCAGCGAACAGGTCGGCGGCTACCTTCACCTTCTCCGCGAAATCCTCGAAAAGGCGGATCGCGGCATCAATTGCTGGCTTCAGCGCCTGGTAAATGGTGAGCCCCGCGTCCATCAATCTGTTCGCCAGCATCTTGAGCTGGTTGGCCGTGGTGGAGTAGAACTTGTCCGCCTCCTTCGTGAGCGCGTTGTTTTCCTTCCACGCCTCGGCTCCGAGCTTCAGCGATTTTGTGAGGAGGTCTCCGGCGCCCGAGGTCCTCAACATGGCGTCTCGCATCCGTACCTCGGTGATGCCCAGCTCCGCCAGGATGGCCAGGGTGTTTCCACCCGATTCGTTTATCCGCCCCAGCCCGGAAATAAATGCCGTAATCGCCCCCGCGGCATCCTCCTGGAACGCCTGCCGGAACTGTTCCACCGTCATCCCTGATACCCGGGCAAACGTGGTGAGATTCCCTCCAGTCGTTGCGACGTCGCTGGCGATCTGGATAAACAGCTTGGACATGGCGGATCCGCCGGCCTCAGCTTCGATGCCCACCGAGGACAGAGCCGCGGCGAAGGATAGAATCTGCGCCTCGCTCATCCCGATCTGTGTGCCGGCGCCAGCCAGGCGCAGGCTCATCGCCACGATTTCCGATTCCGTGGTGGCGAGATTATTGCCAAGCTCAACAATCGTCGACCCCAGGCGGTCGAATGATTGCTGCGGCATCTGGGTGACGTTGGCCAGGCGCGCCAGAGATGTCGCCGCCTCCTCCGCCGCCATGTTGGTAGCCACGCCCAGGTCGGCCATTACCCGGCTGAACCCGAGGATGTTCTCCGTTTCGATGCCCAGTTGGCCGGCAGCCGCCGCGATTCCGGCGATCTCCCGGGCGGCAACCGGGATCTCGGTCGACATCGCTCTTATCCCGACGCTGAGGCGGTCGAGTTCCTCGCGGGTCGCGTCTACGGTCTTTTCCACCCCGGCAAACGCTGTCTCGAAATCGCTGCCGAATTTGAAGACCGCAGCCGCGGCGGCAGTGATCGGGACGGTAATCCCCATCGACATGCTGCGGCCGATGCTGGACATGTGGTTGCCGACCGACGTCAGCTGGGTGCTGAGGTTTTTCCAGTTGATAGCGTTGCGTTCGACCTGCACGTTCTGATCGAGCAGCCGCTGCACTGTCGGATCGATGGCCGTGCCCATCTTCTGTTGCGCCTCGGCCGCCTCCTTGATGCGGTTTTCGTACACCGCCCAGATGTCGGCCGAGGATTTCCCCGCCTTCTCCAGCAGCTGGATCTGCTCCCCCAATTCCTTGGTTGGATTCAGCGCCCGCTCGAAACTGGATAGCATCCGCTGACCAGTCGACGTCACCTTGACGCCCGCCTCCTCCGCCGCCCGCATGCTCTCGCGCAGCGACTGATTCAGCCGGTCTACGTCTTTCCCTATTTCAACGAATAATCGGGAGATGGCCATGGCTATTTCCTGGAATCCAACATGCGGAGATAACGCTCAAACGCCCGCTCAGCCGCGGCGAGAGCGGCGGACTCGGCGCCCTTGATAGCAGGGCCGAACCACGGCTGGGCCGGCACGGTGCGGCCGGTTTCCACCCCGGCCTGGCTGTGAGTGGTTGACGTGGATTTACGCTTTACACGCTTGGATCCTGCGGTTTTGTGACCCTTCTCGAGGAAGAACCCGTAGTACCCCTTCTTCTTTTCGGGACCGACGAACAGGCGCCGCCGGCGGGGAGACGGCCCCATTTCAGGAGTGACGAAAAGCTGGGATCTATCCTTGCCCTCGATGATGGAGATACTGCGTTTTAGCTGGCCACTGTCGTACATCACCCCGACCCTGGAGTTGACGACGGTCTGCACGGGCGCTGCCGCCCGGGCGGCGTCTCTGAATACCCGGGCGGCGGCCACTTCGGCGGCGGGTATGGCCTCTATAGCGGTCTCCGCGAGCAGATCGCGCAGCGCCTGAAAGGCATCATTGCTTGCCATTTTTCTTTTTCTTCCCGAAAAGGGAGAGGTGCTGGAGGAGTTGCTGCTTTTGGACCTGCCATGATGTGGGTCCGCGCGGCTTTGATTTTGTCAGGCCGCGGAGGATGGCCCCGGCGGGATCCAGCGGCTCGAGGGCGTCGAAGGCAAACCACTCGAGATACTGATCCGCCGGCATCTCATCGAGAAAATCGTCGACGTCCCACCGTCTGAACGCTACTGCAAGGCGGAGCTGAAACCGGCGCTCAGGGTGGGATTCAAGTTTTTTCCCTGATCCTCCGGAGCCCGATCCATCCCGCTGATGCGCATGATGCCCTTGCAGATCCGATCGAGGGCGTCACCCGGGATTTCGGCCGCCACCGCCTCCTCCTCGGCCTCACGGAAAATCTGGGCTCCGTTCTCATCCACGAGGCCGCGGGCGACGATGTAGCACTGGGCGTCCCTGGTCAGCGCCTCGAATGTGGCGGGGCCGTCCGTCCCCGGCTTGCTCAGCTCCCGGTACTTGTCGAGGGTTTTGGCCCTCTCCAGTGCGCTGAGCGGCCGGATCCGGAGTTCGATGCCGTACTCCTCCAGCAGGATCTTCTCCACCCTGCTGGAGAACTTCTTCCTCATTTCAAGCCTATCCATTGATCTCCTTTATCCCGGGCGGTCAGGCAATGGACCACGCGCCCTCGAGCGACAGCGTCACGTTCAGTTCCATGGCCCCCAGCATCGGAGACGAGAACTTGACGGACGGATACGCGGCGAACGAGATCACGTCGCCGTCCGGGTATGTCATGGTGAAGTTTTTCAGCGTGGCCGGGTTGGCGTTGGCCGCCGTGATCAGAGCGTCCTGCGTCGTGTCGCCCGCCAACTTGTTGCAGCGGAACGTCACCTGGCTGTTGGATTTGACCGTGGGCTTCCGTTCCCGGTAGCCCGACGGGGACTGCATGTGTGTGAAATCAGCGAATTCCTGCGTGATCTCCGGCCCATCGATGTCCTTGCATTCAGGGAGGAGGGTGAAAACTTCGGGTGAATTTCCATCACCCATTTTGATTTCGGTATCCAAGCCGATCATTCCATCGGAAGCGCCCATATCAGGTCCCTTTCATCACATCACCTCCCGCTGGTTTGACCCGGACTGGAGGCGCGAAGGAGGTGCCGGGAACACCTCCGTTCGGGAGCTACCCTATCGCGCCATAAAAAAGGGCCGAGTCGCCCCGGCCCTTGCCCTTTCACAATCGATATCTACTGCTCAGATCTGCCTCGACGTGCGCTCTTCCGCGTGGATCAGGATGAAGCGCCGCCCCATCTCCTCGAGGGGGCCGGCGATTGACAGGCGCCGCGATCCCCACCGGATCTGCTGCCACGGCCCCAGCCCCTGGATATAGCGGATCCAGACCCGGTAAGCCTGGATGCAGGTCTGGAGGTTCATGGCCTCCACCCCCACGTCCCCGCCAAGCGGCTCGATCTTCGCCCACAGGCCCGCGGCCGCCACCGAGACGATCGTCCCGACGCGCTCCTGGTTGTAGGGGGCGGTGACATTCAGGATGTCGATACGCTCTTTCATTTCCCCGATGTGCGGCAGAATCATGGGCATGGTGGCTTATCCCAGGTACGGCATCGCCGCGGCGATGATCGTTTCGGCCGGGACCTCCCGGCATTTCCAGTTCGTGCAGGTCTGCCAGGCCGGGCGGCTGTGGCAGGGGCTGCAGGGGAGGTCCTCCCGCCGCACGATCGTGTAGGGCTGGTGCTGGGGGCGGGCCTTGGTGTAGCTGGTCGCCGTGAACACCATCACCGTCGGGACCCCCAGGGAGTTGGCCAGGTGCGCCAGGCCCGAGTCGGTCCCGATCACCATCCGGCAGCCGGCCAGGGTGTCGGGCGCCTCCACCAGGGGGGCGGAAATCTTCTCCCCCGGGATCTCGGCGATGCCGTCGCTCGGCATTCCGAACACCGCGACCCGGTAGCCCAGGGCGATCAGCTGCTCCGCCACCAGGGCCAGCACAGGCAGGCGCTTGCGCAGCCAGGCGCCGCCCTTGCACCCCGGAATGATCCCCACGTCCCAGCGCACGGTGCGGTCCAGGTCACGGCACCAGTCGGAGGCGTCCGGAATGTCCCCGGGGATCGCCAGGTACCGGGCCACCTCGAAATTCGTCACGTACTCCGGCCGGGGGTAGGGGGGCAGGCAGCGGGAGTGGAAAACGCTCCGGTCGGAGTGCCAGACGGCCGGGCGCCACATCCCGCAGACGCGCAGGGCGTCATCCTGGAGCGAGCGCGCGAACCGAACCTCGTCGGCATACCTGCAGCGGTGGAGCAGGTCGAGCATATCGAAATCGGTCTGCGCCTCGAGGATGGTCTCGAAGCCGGCGTCATGGATCGCCTTGATCGTCGGCATCATCAGGCAGACGTTGCCGATCCCGGACGCTAGGCCCACCGCTACTCGCATACTTCCCTCCATGCCGCCTGCCAATCCTCGAACGTGTAGGTCGCGTAGTAGGACGGCTTCTCCCTGCCGATCTCGAGCTTGGTCCGGATCGCGTCGGCGACCAGGTCGATGTTGCCGCGGTGCTGCCAGCCGAACTCGAAGCAGTCGGAAAACTCCCGGTAGTTGCCCACGTCGGTGGTCACGATGGGGAGCCCCGCCGCCTCGGCGTCGCACATCGCGTAGGATCCCCCCTCCGACAGCGACAGGCACAGGTACAGGGACGCTTCCCCGTACTGGCGCCGGCGCCCGGCGTCATCCTTGAAATCGAGCGGCCGGAACTCGAGTTCCGGGCAGGCCACAGCGAGCCGCTGCCAGATCAGGGCGCCCTTGTTGTTGTCGCGCCAGTCTCCGATCACGATCGGCTTTCCCGGTTTCGGCCGGGGGGCGATCGGATCCACCCAGTGGGGGATCATGTACATTCCCCTCATCCAGTCCGGATTCCAGCGGCTGAACTCGTCGAGCACCCAGCTCGAGGGGCCGACCCAGCGCCGGCCATGGCGACTGAGCATCGCCTTCTGCTGCATCACCATCTCCCTGTTGCCAGTCCGGCGCCAGGCCATGTCCCGCTCGTAGTGGGTGGCCGCGCAGCCGTGGTGCACCACGACCACCACCGCCCGGTCGGGCAGGTCGAGCGACAGGTGGTTGTCGGTGATGACGACGTCCCCGGGCTCGATCTCGACCGGACGCCCGTCGGAAAATGTGATCATCGAATCGGTGGGCGGCCGGGTGATGGAAATGATTCCCGGGAATGCCCGGTGGAGCATCTGGTCGAACCGGCAGACTCCGGACCATCCACCCTGCTCCACAGTCCTGGTGACGTAGGAGTACATCGCCACCGGTCGCCCCGGGGTGCGTTCGCCCATAGGCCCATCTGGCGTCCAGATCACGGTTTCCTCCCGATCAGGAGCGCGTGCTCCTGCACCCCCAGGATCATCCGCCCCTCCTCTCGCCACGCCAGCCGCGGCCAGAGCTGCATGTAATCCTCGGCCGCCATGTCCCGCACATGTTCCGTCCTGGGAGCCGCCACATTTTCGAACAACACCAGGCGGCCGCGGCGCTTCAGGACCCGGTGAATCTCGTCAGCCGTCCGCTGCAGGATCTCGTCGTCGGTAATGTGCTGGATCACCATGCAGCAGAGGATCAGCTCCGCCGGGGACTGGTCGTCAGGGATGGCCTGGTATAGGGCCGGCTTGCCGCATTCGAACCAGTTGCGCTCCTGGGCGATATCGTCCAGCGCCTCCTGGCAGAGATCGATCCCGCACATCTCCGCCCATGGCCAGATGTGGTGCATTTTCCTGAGCATCCGCCCCCAGCCGCAGCCGAAATCCAGGACCGACCTCGGGCGCAGGCCCTCGAGCGCCGGGGACAGCATCCCCCAGATGTCATCCCCCTGGCGGTCGGCGTCGCGACCGTTGAGGCTCGCCTCGTCCGGCCCGAGGGCCATGCGGGTGCGCCAGTATTCCAGGTACCCATTACCCTGCAGCTTCATCAGAACGCTCCCAGCGGCCGGTCCTCGCCGCCGCGCTGTTCGTTATTCCAACAGGAATCCTCGGCCCGCCAGCAGAACGTCCGCACCAGGCCAGGCACAACGATGATCTTCTGGTTGGTCTTCTGGATCGACCGCGGGGCATCCCGGACCACCCACCAGTCGGCGTTCGAGCCTGTCCCTCGTTTATTCGGACCCGCCACCGGCTTCGGAGTCCCCAGCTGGTTGGTCGGGATCGGGAACACCAGCTTCCAAAACGACACGGGCGCGAACATGTGGGTCGCCCTGATCGCGGTTTTGTACTTCACCTCGTAACCGTGGAGACGCCCGGAGCCGATCGGCTTGTGCTCCGCCGCGTCGTGGCCGCTGTAGAGCGGTGCGTGGTTGATCAGCCGGCGCAACACCTGGTGGCAGCGCGGGTGCACGTCCACGTCGTCCTGGAAGTAGCTGATGCAGTTCACCTGGCGGTCCGCGAAATAGAACGAGAATGCGATATTCATCGCCCCCGCCAGCCCCCGGTTGACCGGGATCCTCAAATACGGCACCCCGTGGTCCCGGCAGATATCCTGGTTCCGCTCCCACTCCGTGCTGGCGTCGTCGATGACCAGCACCGGGTCACCAAGCGCCTTCACCTGGGGCAGGGTGCGCGCCAGGGCAGCAGGGCGGTCGTGTGTGGTGATGAAGCTGGAGATCATATGCGGGTCACCCGCTCGGGCCACAGGAGCAGCTTTACGGTGTCAATTTTCGTGTCGATCACGAAGGCCCGCTCCGAGTCGCCGCGGTTCTCGTACATGTCGGACAGGCGCATGAGGATGGCGATCCGGAAATCGTCCGGGACATCCTCGGCGTCCCCGTAGCCGGCCGAGAACCGGATCCGGACCGAATGGGGATCATTCCCGGTTGATGGCCAGCTCCGCCCGTCCTTCAGGATGAGCCGGCCCGGCTCGCTGGCGATGTCCACCAGGTAGTCGTCGGTCTCGAGCAGCCCTTCCCCGCTGGGATCCAGAAGCGAAACCACCGTATCGGTCCCCGCCGAGTCCCTGTAGGTGATGGACTCGACGTGCTGCAGGGGCGGCAGCGGTATTTCAAGGAATCTCCCGCGCGGGAAGCGGTCCAGGTACAGGTCCCAGACCTGGGTGACGTAGGCGCGCCCCTGGAAGCCCTCGCACCAGCGCCTGGCCGCCTTCGCCATGATGGCGATCAGTGCGTCGTCAGGATGCGCTGTGGGCGGCGATGTCGAGATCCTGAGTTGGAGCTTCGCCTCCTCGAGGCTGGACGGCTCCTCGATGGGCTCGGTGACGATTTTAAGGGTCATTTGGCTGCCTCGGGCGTGATGAGGGCCTCGTTGTCCCAGAACCCGGCCGGGATCACGGACCGCGCCACGGCCTTGCCCACCCCGTTCTTCGGGCTGGTGTGGTGGCAGTCGTGGATCCGGGCGACCACGTGGGTGGCGTTATGGGAGAAAGCCACCTGGTTCGCCCTGGCGGCCGGGTATACCACGTCGTTGTCGCTCGACATCTGCTTGTTCGGGAACGGATGATCCTGCCAGAACGCTTTCAGGTAGCACATGGTGGTGCCGCAGATGTATCCCTTCGTGGCGCCGACAAAGCGCCGCGCCTCGTTGTGGACGCGGTCCCACAGAAAGAGCGTGGAGTACCCGGTCATGGGCAGCCCGGTCTCCTGCAGGCGGGCGACCTGGTCGGCGATGCGGTCGGGGGCGGACCAGTCGTCATCGTCGAAGTGGCAGATGATCTCCCCTTTGGCCAGCTCGCAGCAGCGGTTGCGCTTGGCTCCGGTGGTGAGCTTCTCCTTCAGGCGGACGTACCGGATCCCAGGCACCTTCGGCACCAGCTTCCGGACCGGTTCGTCGCCGTCGTCGATAATCAGCAGCTCCTTGTTCTGGTAGGTCTGCTCCATCCAGCAGGCGATCGCCGCCGGAACGAACTTCCCGCGGTTCCAGGTCGGCATGATGCAGGTGACGAGCGGCTGCGGCGGATCACACTGAACATCGATCTTTTCGGAGGAGAGACCCGGGATGGCTGCGACATCGACTTGGTTGTCTGGCAGACCCGGATCCGGATCATCGGTGGCCGATTCGGCGTCCATCGCCGCCGGAGCCTCGACCCCCTCGACCCTGCGGACCTCGTCCATGATCCCGCGGAGGTCCACGTCGCACGTGAGGGTCCTGGCCGGGGTGCCATCGATGACAGCCACCGGTGCGGGATTCGGCGGCGCAGGCGGTGCCGGGGGCTCCGCTGTGGTGGTGATTGCGTTGGCTGCCTGGATATCGCCCGGATTCGCCAAGCGCGCCACCCCGCGGTTGATATAATGCCGGGCCGACGCCTCCGCCATGCTGCGGACGGACCCCTTCTGGTACGTGGGCCCGCCCGCAGACTTAACGGTGTAGGTCGCGGTGAAAATGACCATGACCGTGGCCATCGCCTAATCCTTGTCGATCTCGATCTCAGCCACCGTGGCCAGATCGTGGTTGGAGGACGGACGGTGGAACGCTTTGCCGAGCACGACGGCAGCGGCTGCGCCTCCGGTAGAACCGGACACCGCACCGAATTTGACGTAGCGGTCCGCATTGGCGGCGCCGCCGGCCAGATCCTCGTTGGCGACCTCGATTACAACCTGTTTGTTGTCGCTGGCATTCGCGGCCGCGGCGATCGTGGCAGCGGTTTTCAGCGCGGCGGCGTTGTTGCCGGCCGAGTCGCAGGTGACCGCCCGGGCCACCAGGGAACCGGTCGAGGCGTTCATGTCGCCAGTCAGGAAGATGCACGCCACCTGTTCGAACTTGGACATATCGATCACATCCGAGAACACCTCGGTATCTGCCAGGGTCTGCGGATCAATCGTTCCGATGACGCCCCAATCCTCAGAAAACATACGATTCATGATGCTTCTCCAATAAAAGGGCCCGGCGTTTCAAGCGCCGGGCCGGTTATCGATTGATCCGTTGTTAGGAGCGCTCGTCCAGGGTGACGGCCCAGGACAGGGTGTTGCTGCCGTCGCGCGAGCTGGCCGCGGCAGCCCACCAAGGGCGACCGGTGACGCGGAGCGTGAACTTGTAGGCGGCGACGTCGTAGTCGAACCAGAGGTGCATGGAGACGTCGGTCTTCATCCCTCCGGTCTTGTACAGCGTCTGGTACTGCTTGAGGTCGACCAGGATGATGTCGCCCTTATCCCCGAGGGTCTCGCACGCCTGGGTGGGGATGATGGGCCGACCGTAGAGGGTCCCGTAGGGCTGTCCGGAGATTCCACCCGGGGGCATGTAGGCAGGGGTCCCCCCCACGATCGCACCGCTGGTGTCCCTGACATAGCGCATCATGCCGGGAAGCTGCGCCTCGACGTCCTGGTTGGCGAGCCACACTGCGTTCGGGCGCAGCTTGGCATACATACGGCTCCACATCTTGTCGATGTTTTCTACCAGGATGGAGTCGGCCGACTGGTCGGATTCCTTCTGAACGCTCACGATAGAGGCCGCATTCAGAATGCCGAGCGGCTCACCGGCGCCGGTACCCTGAACGATGCCCAGATTCAGCTTGAAATCAAACTTTTCCGCCACCTTGCGACGGAGGTAACCATCGATGGCGACCGCATCCTCGAGCAGTTCCTCGCTCACAGGGATAAGGGAGGTCAGTTTATTCAGGCGCAGCGACTTTTCCTGGAGATCGACTTTGCTCTGGCTGCGCTGCCCTTTCTCGCCCTCCCAATAGGCTTGGACGCCATTACTGGTATCCCACGGGGTGTTCTCATCAGACGGGAACACCATGGAATTTCGCGCGGTCGGATACTGGTCCGTCATCCCGAACAGCGTGTCTTCCCCTGCCACCTTGCTCCAGATTTCGGTCCGGAACTCCGGCGGCACCAGGTATCCACCGTCAGCGCCGACAGCCTCCTGGCTCACGCTGGTGGGCGCGTTGGCCACGAGACGAGGATCGAGGTTCGCTACCTTGGCGGAGGCATGCCGCACCGCCATAGCGAAATCGCCCAGGTGTTTAAATCCCCACTTCCCACGATCCTCGAGCACCTGAATCACGGGCCGGGCCTGGGGCCGCGGCCGCGCCGGCTCGCCGGAGTTCTGGGGCGGATCCACGGGAGCCTGGGGCTCCACCCTCCGGCCCTGCCCCTCGAGCAGTCGGGCCGTCTGGGCGCTGATGCGCTCCCGGCGCTCGATCTCCTCCTCGATCGTGCCGAACTTGGCGAACAGAGCGTCCAGCTCCTTCTGCTCATCCTCGGTCAGCGCGCGCTTCTCGGCGTCGGCCGTGGCCTGGATAGTCTGGGCCCGGGAGTTGAGATCGAGCAGTTCGTCGCGCAGCTCCTGGATCTTGGCGTCCACGACCGCCGGGAAGGCGAAAATCAGCGGCATCGCCGCCAGCACCGTGCCCGAGGAGTCGGTCCCCATCGCCGTCAGCGCGAAAATGCAGAGCAGGCAGGGGAGAGCCAATCCCAGCGCCAGCGACGGCGCTGCCAGCGGAGCCGATTTCACGTAGGTCCTGCCAAAGTTGACCGCGAAGAGCTTCCTGCGGTCTCTGGGATGAATGTTCATTTGCGTCCCTTTCCAAATAAAAAAGCCCGCCGATGGGCGAGCTTTGGTTGATTTCGGACTTCGTTTGTAAGGAGCTGGCTCCCTATCCCTGCTTTGGACTGCTGGCAGTCCGGATCTTCTGCGCAGCGAGGCTCATGTGAGCCAGGCGCACGCGGTGGTCAAGATTCTGCTGGACCACGGCTTTCGGCGTGTTCCGGTACCGGAACTTCGACAGATCGAAGGAGGCCGCCATTTCCAGGGCGTCCGTGATCGAGTCGATGAATCCGTGTTCCTTGGCCTCGGCCGCACTCATCCAGGTCTCGGCGTCCATCATTTCCACGATTTCCGCCGCCTCCTTGCCCGTGCGCTTGACGTATGTGCCGATAATCGTCCCATTCACCTTCTCGAGCACGTCGGCTGTGGAGCGCAGGTCCTCGGCGGTGCCGACGCCGTATCCCCAGGCGTTGTGGATCATCATCAGCGCGTTGTCGGCCATCCTGATCTCGTCGCCGGCCATGGCGATCACGGAGGCGATCGATGCGGCCAGGCCGTCGATGTCCACGATCACGCGCGCTTTGTGGCTTTTCAGGACGGTGTAGATCGTTTGGCCGTCGAAAACCTCACCGCCAGGGGATGAAATCCTCAGGTTGATCTCGTCGATGTCGCCCAGGGCCTTCAGATCCTTGGCGAACTGGTTCGCGCTGATTCCGTCCCAGTAGCCGCCGATTTCGGTGTAAATCGTGATCGTGGCCTTCTTGTTCCCCTTCGCCTGCATCGAGTAGGTTCTCATCGCGTGGTCTCCATGGTTACGGCTGTGACCAGCCGGTCGAGGGCATCCATCGCGGATTCCCGTGATTTCCGCTCGATGTCGTAATCTCCGGCCTCGTTGAACAGCCCGTGCAGCCAGGTGGTGCACATCTCCAGGTGCGCCGAGGAGATCTTGCGGAGCTGGATCTGCAGCCTGGTCCCGGCCATCGCGCCGGCGGGGAACTGTGCCGCCAGGCTCATCACGACCGGTCGCAGGGTCTCGGATACGTACTCTCCGTGCTGGCCCTTGAACTCCTCCAGCCACCCGGCAAACGCCTCCGGAGAGGTGAATTTGTGGCGGTTCTGCTCGAATCGCCCCGCTTCCCGCCGCATGATCCGCCGGAATGCGTCCTGGAAAAGGATCTGGTAGCTGGCCGTGGGAATGTAGGGCTCCGCCGGGTCATCGGGGTCCTCGATCGCCTTCGGCGCCGGCGGGCCCTCGACCAGGCGCTTCAGCGTCGTCTGGTTGAGCTGCACCAGGCGCTCGTCGCCCTCGGGCCCGATAGGGTCCATATCCTCGAGGCGCAGGACCTGGTTGACCGAATAGGCGCCGATCTGGGTCATGACCTGGTAGTAGGCTGCCCGGCTGGCCGCATCGCCACGCAGCAGGCCCCGGACGTTGAGCTTCGTGCGGACCCCCAACTCGCGCTGGTTCAGCAGCTTGAAGTTCGCTTCCTCCTCGATCCTGTGGATCCAGGGCATGAAGCAGTCGTTGACCACCTCCGTGCTCTGGCTCTCGATGTTGGAGAACGTGGCGCGCTCGAGGTCAGCCAGTTTATGGGGCGGGAGCCCAAACCAGCGCGCCAGATCCGAGATCTGCAGCTTCCGGGTCTCCAGCAGCTGCGCATCGTCGGAGGGGAGGCCCATATCCTTCCACTCCATCCCCTCCTCGAGGATCAGCGGCCGGAACTTCTGACCGGGCCGGGACTTCTCCTCTACGTCCTTTTTCAGGTTCTTGTGTGCCTGCTCTTTGAGGGTTCCCGGGTGGGCCAGGTACCCGGTCCCAACCAGGCCGTTTCCGAAGAAATCCTCCTGGTAGCTCTCCACCGCGAGAGTAATCCCGAGGCTGCGGGCGGCGATGTTGATCACGGAGTAACCAACGAGCCCATCGAAACCCAGCCCGTGCAAGTGGAACACGTCCCGGGCTGGCATGATCGTTGCCTCGCCGCCGCGGTTGGTGAACTTGTAGTGGATCTTCCCGGCCGCATTCTCCTGGAATACCCCATTCACGATGGATCCGCGCTTCACTTCCGCCCGATCGGGCGACACCAGGTGCATCGCATGCGGGCGGTCGCCCTGGTCCCGCTCGATCTCGGCGTAGGCGTTCCCCCAGGTCAAGGCCCAGGCAATCATCGTCTCGAGCCATGTGAACTTCCCCGCCTCCTCGCTCGGCCGGCGGAGCACCCGAGCGACGGGGTGATTGCGGAGGACCGTGGTGCGGTCGTTGCTCTCCTGAATCACGTTCCACGGCAGCCCGGCGATCTGGCCCGAGATGTAGTTCACGGCCCGCCAGTAGCCGCTCACCGTCATGGCGGTGTCGCTGTCCACCACCTGGCCGGCATGGCGCATCGGGATCAGCAGGGCGCCAGAGCGGGAGGGGTTGGCCAACATCACGCGGGCTACGTTCCAGGCCCTGACGAATGCGCTCGGCAGTGTGAAGATCATAATCGCAGAATCCCCCTGGACTCGTAGACCGAACCCGTTGACTTGGCTACCATGGCCCGACCGAGTGCCATGCAGACGCCGGTCACACCATCGATTCGTTTCCGCGCATGGCTCTTGTACGGGATGATCATGCGGTTGTCCTTGGAGTGCTTCACCGCGGAGTTCTGGACGTTCCAGGTCATGACCGGGTGCCCGTTGTGGCGGACCCGGCCGGCGGCGACCAGGGCCTCGAAGATCTGGGCTGGCTCCGACATGTTGTTGAATCCCTGGGTCAGCTCCACCATTTCGAAGCCGGCCTCGCCGAGCTGGATGGCCAACTGGGTGGCGCCGCGGGGGTCATACCCGATCTGCTGGATGGAAAACCGCTTCGACATGGCGAGCACGGTGCGGTAGATGTACCCGTAGTCGATAATCTGCCCCGGGGTGGCGATCACGAACCCATTGCGCTCCCAGTCGCTGTAGGGGACGCGGTCCTCTTTCTCGCGCTGGTGCATCGTCTCTTCCGGGATAAAGAAGAACGGTAGGATATCGATCCCGAAATCGATATTGACCTGGGCCTCCACCTCCTCGTGGGGATTGATTTCGTCCCGGTGCCCGACTTTTACGGCGATTTCCTGCTCGATCGGGTACTTGAACACGAACACGGCGGTCGATAAGTCCAGCTTGTCCGACAGATCCAGACCCACCCAGCAGGGCTCACCCTCGAGCTCGGCCTGGTCGAATTTCTCCTTGCAGCGCTCCCACTGCTCGATCGGAATCCATAACGTGTGCTGCTGGGTCCAGATACAAAAATTCAGCCGCTTGACAATGTTCTGCTTGCTGGGCATGCCCTGGGCTTCCCGCACCTGTTCGGTCAGGTAAGCTCGCGGCAGGATGGTGCCCAGGCCCGGGTTCGTCTTTTCCCAGCAGGCGGGGTCGGTCCATTCATCGCCCTTGTCCAGGGAACAGATGTAGCCGAACCAGCTGGGGTCCTTCACTTTACCCTCGAGGACCGACATGCTGTACTCGTGCTCATGCCAGCAGACCGACTCCAGATCGGATCCGGAGTTGGTGATCCGGATGATCATGGCGTTGGTGCGGTTTTTGGTGCCGGCGCGCATTTTGTCGACGACCAGGCCCGTGGGGTGCTCGTGCAGCTCGTCGACGATCACGATGTGCGGCCGCTTCCCGTCCAGGCCGCGGTGCTCAGACGAGACGGCCCGCAGCACGCCGTTCCGCTCCGGGAACAGAAGCGCCGCCTCCCGGATGTCGAGGAGGCTTTTGATCTCCTCAGAGCGCTCCGCCATGGCCTTGGCGTCCCTGAATCCGATATTCGCCTGCTCCCTGGTGACGGCCGCGAAGTAGATCTCAGGGCTGACCTGGCCGTCGGCGATCAGGCCGTACAGCGCGATCGCCGCGGCGATCGGCGTTTTCCCATTACCCTTGGCCTCCTCGATATAGGCGTTACGGAAGCGCCGGCTATCGTCGGGATTGAACCAACCAAAAAGGGAGCCGACGATAAATGCCTGAAATAGCAACAGTTTGAATGGCACTACTTCGTTCTTAACCTCGACGGTGCAGAACTGCTCAATGAAATCGACGGCACGCTGCGCAGCCTCGGGCCGCCACTGCAGACCGGTGCGCTTCTGGTTCTTGATGTCGCTGAGATGCCGGGCGCAGGCCAGTTTGACCGGGTTTCCAACGAGGATCCGACCTGCCAGTACCTCGACTGCATATCGTGTCGCTCCTGTGGTGTCCTTGGGCTCAGTTGGTTTCCTGGGCGCCGGCTTACCCGATGAACGCCCGGATGCCTTTTTTACTGGTTTCTTCGCCACCAAGTGCCTTTACCCGCGTGATTGAGTTGGGAGTGAGCCCGAATTCCGCCGCCAGCATGCGGTACTGGGTGTAAACCGCGCCCGTCGCTATTTCCCCCCGCTGCTCGCACTTGACGATGTGCGCGTGGAGGACGCAGTAGCTGGCCAGAATGCTGAGCTGGTGCACAGCCAGCACCCGGGTCTTCACCAGCTGCGCTGCGACGCGGTCCCACTCCCGTTTTGCCTCAGCCTTGAGCTTCCGCGGTGGCTCCGGGATCCCTTCGACCAGGTCGGGCTCCGGTTCCCGGGCCGCCTCCCGTTTCAGATCCCGCACCGCCTCGTGGCCGGCATTCCCCTGGACCAATTTCATCCGGGCTGATTTCGGCCTCTGACCAGATTTCACCCCTCACCTCTCAAAATTCCTGAATTCTCCATGCCCGATTTCTCACGCGAAGGCGCGCGCCCGGTCTCGCGGCCTTTCCGCCAGGGATCCGACCGCCCCCCCGGGGGTCGGTCTCCGCCGCGCTCCCCCTTGGCCTCCACCTGGTCACCCCAGCGCCCGTCCTCCCGGGCCGTCTTCTGGCTGTGGCACTTGTGGCAGAGCGGCTGCCAGTTGCTCCGATCCCAGAACAGGTCGTTGTTCCCGCGGTGGGGTCGGATGTGGTCCACGTCAGACGCCGGCGTGTAGCGTCCCTCGGCACGGCACAGGGCACAGAGCGGATGGCGAGACAGAAACGCCGCGCGCGCCGCACGCCACCGAGAGTCATACCCTCGGCTCGCAGCGGATCCTCTCCTGATGTCCACCTCCACGCGCGCCTGCTTGGTATGGGCGGGGCATCTCCTGGCGGGCGGATCCACCAGGGCACTGCATCCTGGGTGAGTGCAGGGCCGCCTGATGGCTCTGGGCATCAGCAGCTCCCGCGCACGAACTGCACTATGGGGAAGGCGGGACCGGTTGGGATTGATCGGAGCTTCCGGACGATGATCTCGTAGCAGTAGGGGTCCACGTAGACATCAGATCCCCTGCGGTCAGCTGCGATCTGGCGCTCTATGCGCTGCATGTGCGCCTGGTCGGCCGCGCTCAGAAACTCCAGCTCATTCCCGAACAGCACGGCCTCGCCCCTGCGGACGAGTCTCTCGGCCTGGCCAGCCGTGGTGTACTTCGCACAGCCAGGTCGGGGATTGCGGATTCTGATCTTGGGCATAGGTAGGTCGTCGATCGACTCAGCGATGGTGTTTTATCCGGGTTGCGCTCGTCCCGGCCCATGAAGGGTGGCTGGCCTTCCACCCCTGAACGACCAGCCACCTCAACCAAGGGAGATGTTGTTGCAGTCACAGCTTTTATCGCTGATATGGAGAGCAGACGCAATATCGAGGCGGGGGAGTTGTGCTATTGGGGGTCATTCGTGCTGTTTTGTGCTGTTTCGGGATATTAATTGGGTATTTTCATTCCCATAGCGCGCATCAAAGAGCGGATATCCATGATAGTTGAGTCCCACCAGCATGCCGCACTGTGGCCGCACGATGGGGGCCTCCCGCAGAATGGGCAGATGAGTTTATCCCATTCTGTTGTGGATTCCCGGTTGACACCCCAGCGATGGCCATACAGCTGCGCGAGTATATCCATTACCCTCAAGCGCTCCTCCGCATAGTTTGCTGGCGGGAATCTGGTATCCCACTTTGCGATCGCATCTTCCTGCGTTTTTCCATAACCACCAGTTGCCTCGCAATCGTCACATTCTACCTGCCATTGCTCTGATGGTTTTGGCCAAGGCAATGGATTTGTATGGTATAGCCTCAAATCCTGGCTGCCGCAGTGTGGGCAGGGGGCGATCGGTGGGCCGAATTTTAAATCCTCGATCGCAAAATCCTCCACACCATCCTGAATAAACCAGGCTCGGGTGTCGCCATCCTCAACCTTCACCCGCTCCATCGGACGACCGGTAGCGTCTTTGTGCTGGGCCCAATATATCCCTGGTTTCATTTATCCTCCCCCTCGCTAAAGCTGGATCCCCATGATATCGTCGTAGAGTTCTTGCGTCCGCTCTCCCTTATTGAATCTGTCCCGCACGGGTCGGATGACGTGGATCACAGCAAATATCCCAGCGCTACCGGTCTCCGCGTAGGCGGATTCGACCACTTTCAAATATTCCTCGGCTTCTTCCCAGTTCATATCTCCTCCTTCGCGCGTTTATGCCGCTCAAAGTCCCGAAAAATCGCGGCTTTTCTGGCGGCCCATATTTCCCGCTGATGACGGTCCCATTGCTCGAATGACAGTTTTTCGGCTTCGATGCGTTCCTCGGTAGGTGGAATTATCTCGGGGCCGAACTCCAGCCGGGCCACACTCATCGGGTGAAACTCGTCCATAAAAAACCACACCGTTTCATCATCCTGCACCTTGCAGGGCTCCATGGGTACCGGATCACCCTTTAATCGTCCCCAGTAATATCCTGGCTTCATCCCTTCACCTCAATTTCGTCCAAAATCTCATCGTTATTCGGATAGAGCAAAATCCTTCCCGACTCCTTCTTTGCCTCAATCCCGGAAATCTTTCCCTTCTGGGCCCAGAACGAAATGCTCCCTCTGGCGGAGGCGATCGAGGCATAATGATGATCAATACTCGAAACCAGCTCCTTGAGGGAAATCCCCGGCCGGAGCTTGACCACCTTTCGGATCTGGTCGCAGGTTCGCTGGTAGGGTGAGTAGAAACGAGAGTTATTGTTCCCCGCCTTCGCGAACGTCTTCTGCTCCTCACAAAGGTCGGCCATGATCGCCTTCGCCTGGACGGGCCGGCGGGTCAACCTCGCCTGTACCTCAATTATGGGAATGCTTCTAACCTGGATCCGGCCGATCCCCTTCCAGCGGCAGTACTCATCGAGGATGGTAGAGAAGTTCCGGGAGGGCAGCACCGCGACCGACACATAATGCACCTTCCCCACCCAGTTCCGCGCCTGATAAATCACGGGCAACCCATAGTTCAGTTTGCACTCGACAATCCAGACTATTGGTCCTCTGACGGCAACGATGTCCGCGATGCCGCCCGAATACTTGACCTTGACCTCCTGGTAGATCTCCCAGCCCTGGTCCTGAAGGAAATCGACCACTTTCTCAGCAAGCTCAGCCTCCGATTTCACCTTTCCTCCTCCAGTGGACATCCCTCGACCATCAGCCGGGCCAGCTCCTCCCGCGGGATCACGGTGCGGCGCCCGAAGCGTATGTAGTGGATCCGCCCGAGCTGGCACCATCGGTACACCATCCGCTTGGATACGTGCTCCAGGTATCGGGCCACTTCGTCTGGCCTGAAAAACCGCTTCTGGGGGAGTTCCGCGTCTACCATAACCTTCTCCGTCTGTGCCACATCTCCTCCTCAGGCAATCGCCTCGATATCCTGCGCCGGCTCCGGATCCAGGTGCATGTGCTGCCGCCCAATTCGGCACGCGCACCGATATACCCTGCACCGCTCCCCGGGCCCTGCCAGTCCAGCCTGGCGAGTCTCCGACCAGGGCGCCCGGGCCACGATCCCGGCGGCGCCCGTCACCACCAGGACGCGGCCGGTCCCCTCGCAATTCGGGCAGACGTCCCGCTCCGGCGGACGGTAGGTCTCAGCCAGGCCGACGGTGTCCCTGGCGTGCGCCTTCGCCGCCGGTGGCGGGGGCGGATCTCCCTCCCACCGCCTCTGGTTCAGGAACGTCGTCGGGTGCGGTATTTTCGTTTTATCCTGCCATTGCTCGGATTTCCGGGCTTCCGCGAGCCAGTCGATGATCGGATCGAGCAGCTCTGGCGTGATCCCGGCCCGGTCGAACGCCTCGCGGGCCTTTCGCGGGTTTTCGTGCCGCGGGTACTCGATCCAGAACGAGTGGAACAGGTCGGTGCTTGGGGCCGGCGGCGGTTTCTCCTTTCCCCCAGACCCCTTTTTCTTTTCTGATAACGGAGAAGAAGAATCAGATACAGATAGGCGTGACGGAGGCGTGACCGATCCATTACCATCATCGTGACCCGTTTTCCCCTCACGGTGCCTTTGCTGCCTTATCTTATTGTCGGCTCTCTCTTTAGCTTCCCGGCTCATCCTACGATTTACGAGCGTGACAATTCCGTTGCGGCGCTCTACGTCGGCGGCCCCGGTGGCGGTGAGGTCATCGAGCGCGTCATGAAGCTCGGATTCGGAACAGCGCAGGACGCGGGTCAATTGACACAGCGTGCCTGAGAGTGTTCCGGATCGGCCGTCATCATGCATGGCGCTCAAAGCGTCGATCCATATACCACGGGTTGAGGGTTTGCACATGGAGAGCTTCGGATCGTTCCTCCAGTCCGAAGTGTAGAATTGCAGCCAAGGTAATTTGGTAGACAAGGTAGACCTTTCGACCGAAATCATGATGCAAAAATGATGCAAACTCGGGCCTGAAAGGCAGGAAAAGGAGGGTCATTTTGCATCAGTTAGACGCAAAATGCTGTGTTCTCAAGGGTTGTTATTAATTCGTAATCAGTAGGTCGCCGGTTCGATTCCGGCCGTTGGCTCCATGAAAACAAATCAATTACACCCACCCTGAAAACTCATTTCTCCCCGTCTCCTGCCTTGTGATGCAACTTTGATGCAAACTCCCGGTCCAAAACACCCCGGACGCCTGCTGATTTGCCCGGGATAAAGTGGACATATATGCTCAGCGTAATGCTCGGATTCGCGTGCCCCAGCTGCCGGGAGATGTAGGCGATGTCGGCGCCGGCGGCCAGCATCTGGGACGCAAACGTGTGCCGCAGCGAGTGCGGCGATCTCTGCCGCACCTCTGCCAGGGCCTGGGCGCGGTTCCATCGATCGTAAAACCCCTTGTAGTCGACGGGGGCGCCTGACGGGCCCGGGAACATCCAGGCATCCGCCCCCAGGCGCTTTCCCTTCGCCATGAGGGCCTCGCGGCGCCGGCGCAGCATCTCCCCCAGCTCCGCCTCGAGCTCCGGCGACACGTCCACCGTCCGCTCCGAGTGCTCCGTTTTGGGGCTGTCCTCGAGGTCGTGGTGGCCGGATGGGAAGTTGCGGCGGATGTGGATCACGTGCTCCTGGGGATCCAGGTCGCTGATCATGATCCCCCGCGCCTCCCCGATCCGGACCCCGGTCCGGCTCATCATCATGCTGAACGCCAGGTCCTCCCCGAATATAGTCCGGCGGGCGGAGAGCACGTCCTCGATGGCGTGCAGCTCCTCGAGGGTGTAGATGTCCGACCGCCGCACCTGCACGTCCCTCCGCTTCTTCCGGTAGAACTGGGACAATCCCTCGACCGGGTTGGTCGGCAGCAGGCCGTCCTTCACCGCCTCCCGGAAAATGGCGCGGAGGGTCATGGCCATGATCCGGATCGTGTCCCGGCTGTAGCGGCGTCCTACGGGCTCCTTGCCTGCGTACTGCTTCGCCGTTTTCGGAGCCCGGAACCGCCCGGAGGAGTATATGCTCTGGGTTTTCGTGGCCAGGAACTCCTTCAGGAGCGCGTAGTCGACCTCGGTGACCAGGTATGTTCCCAATTCGGGAACAATGTGGTTCCGGACGTTCGATTCATACATCATGCGCGTCGAGCGCTTCAGGTCCGTTTTGTCCAGGTACTCGAGCCACCTGGTGGCGTAGGTTTTGACGGTGGGGACGGGGTCGGCGGAGCGGGTCCCGCGGCGGAGGAACTCGGCCACGCCATCGAACCCGACCAGGTCGAGGATCGCGGCCACCTGCTCGGCCACCTGCTGCGCGCGCTCCTTGCCCCCCTGCACGGTGTAATTCATCCGAGCCCGGCCCTTGGATATATAGATCACCCAGCGGCCGGATCCCTTCGGAGTCTCCCGTAACGTCACGCCCATGATCTACCCCATCGCCGCCACGCGCTCGAGGATGGCCCGGACGTCGGGGTCCTCCTGCGCCGGCCGGCGTACCCGTTCCAGGTAGGCGTCGAAGTCGCTGCGGCGGATCATGATCGGGCTCCTGGGAGAGAGCCGATAGTGATCCATGTGCCGCAGGTGCTTTTTGAGCGTGCGGGGGGAGATCTTCAGCCTCCGCGCCAGCTCCGACAATTTCATGATGTCAGAATTTTCAGAAGTCATAATCTACTCTTGATGTTTAACGTTATCGTAGTATTCCTGTAGTAAATTGCACGCGATTGTCTTGTGTAATTGCTATATGGATCTTGCCCCCTAGGCATAGGACTACCAGAAAATGCCACATCATCCATGGCATCAGCAGCAATAGTTAACTCAATCATTCCATCTTCTGGCACCACCTTTTGAAGCGTCTGTATCAGGTCATTTTTATCTAGATGCATTATTCTCATTCCTCCGCTCGGTGCTCATTTCTGCCTCTTGTGTGCGTATGCCACCGACAGGGCGGCCGCAGCGATCGCGCTGAGGATCGACCGCTGGCTGGATTTTTGCAGGATGTCGACGGCGGGCTGGATGCCCAGGACCTGGCTAAACAGAACCAGCCAACTGGCAAGGACGCCGCTGATGAAGTAGAACAGCGCCGCGATCCGGAAGATCTTCTGCATCATCGCCTCCGTCCTGGAATAACGGATAACAGCGCCAGGAGAGCCCTACCGATCAGCAACAATACCCCCACGGTTACTGTCGAAATAATGGTTTTGACCAACTCCCCTATCATGCGAACCTGCTCCTGCATTGTAAGCGCCTGGTCCTGATCCATCACCGCCTCCGCTTCGCCCTGGCCGGGGCTCCCCAGCGGTGGGCGATGTTCTCGCGGCCCATTTCCCGGAGCCTCCGCGGGCCCTTCGACAGCCCCATGTGGTGTCCTTTGAACACCACCGAGGACACCTTACGGCCGAGGTAGTCGGCGATCTCGGCGTTGCTCCAGCTGCGATAATGCGCCTTCAAAAACTTCACCTCTGCGGCCGTCCATCGTGGCCTGACCGATCTCCTCGTGGTTGTGGTTTTCACTATTCTCTCCCGGTTGATTGTTTTGCCCCTGCCACCTGCTGCAGATGCGGCGTAGGAATGGACGGCGGGCGGTTACGATACCAGCCCCTGCAGCACTCCGAGTGCAGCTGCAGGTTGGCTGCCGTCAGGAGGAAAAATTTCCTCCGCTTCCCGAGCCACCACTCGACCGCCTGGTGGCAGACTACGCACTCCCGCACCGAGTTGCGGAAGCATCCCCAGTCCTTCAGCTGCTCGAGACGTTCCTGCCGAAGTTCTCGGCCGGTTGTAAGTGGCTGATTCATCTCCGCCCCCTGTGGTAGGTGTGCGCGGTTTTTGGTTTGCGGTCCTGGGATCGCTGTCCCGGCCGCGGGATCTTGAACGCATTGCCGCAGATCTTCCAGTGCGGCTGCAGGTCTGCGGCCGTCAGCGGGACCAGCTTTCCCCTGGACGTCCACCACCACTCGATGGCGGCGCCGCACTCGGGGCACTCGCCGCAAGCACAGAACTCGTAATTCCTCCGCACGAGCTGGGCCTTCTCCTGCGCCAGGTCAGGCACTCTGGGCCTCCTTCACCACGGATAGCATCCGCTGCGGGCGCTCCTCCACTTCCCCCTCGGGCTCGAGGCAGTCGTTGTGCTGTGGCCCCGTGGGCGTGCAGTGCCAGCGATCGTGCCGGCGGATCGGGCGCTTGCACTTGACGCAGATCCGCTTCGGGCCGCGGGGGTCCGGGATCGCCTGGCCGCATGTGGGGCAGACTTTCATTTGCGCCTCCAGTCGCCATCCCATGCGGCCCATGCCTCAATGGCCTGTGCGGTCCCAAGGACCATGCGCGACGAAGCCCCGCACTTCTGGCAGTAAATATTGGTGCGATACCCGGCTGATTCCAGTTTTGGTTTGCCTCCGCAAAACGGACATGGTTTATGCTTTTCCATCCTCCCCCTCCTTCGCAAATTCCGCCTCGACGATCTCGATGGCTAGGCCATATGATATGGCAATCGCCTTTGATGTCCTCGATGCTTCGCATGGATGCCGCCATAGCCGATCGGACCTTTCGACATAGCGCTCATGCTGCTTTCTCAGCCTCTCCAAAATCCGCTCTTTG